GCAAACTGCATAGCTTTAAGTGGTCCTGTTTGTGTAACTTCTCCATCAGAAAGATAGAAAGCTGCTTCTTTTTCAAGATTGATAGTCAAAGATTCTGCAGTATCTGTAATTGAATCAATTGTTGATGCTGATCCACGAGTTACTGAACGAACCTGTACTCCTGAAATATCCATAGCAACACGTGTTACTGAACCTCCATAAGTAAGTGATGGTTCAAGTCGCATGTTAGCGATGTCTTTTGCTACTAATGTTTTTTGGAAAATTTCCTGGTAACTATTATCAAATGCTACCTTATAGTCGTTTAATGCCATATAATTTATAATTTTTTATTCTAATCCCCAATCATTGGAATTAGAACCCCTTTTTGAGCATATGTTCATTGTATTGGGCTTTCTTTTTAGGGTCAGCCATTATCTCATTGAAATAATTTATATCCTTCTCTGCTTTTGCTACATCTAGTGGTTCTGGGTCTTTCCCGCCCCCTGGTTGTGTTGTTTCGATAGTACGCTTACCAGTTAAAGCATTACCATATGTTTCTTCAAGTAATTGAGAAACTGTTTTGTTCTTATTTTGAGGAAGTGTTGCGAGAGTTTTAATTACATCTGGATTAGCAATAGACTGAAATTCAGGTCCACGTTCTAATGCAGTATTGTATTGCTTATTGAAAGCAGTATCAAATTTCTCTGCTCGTTCTTTCTCTGAGAGTTTAGATGCGTATTTCGCGTCCAAAGCCTGCTCTGTTTGAGCTTTGACAGTATCAACAAGCTTCTTCATGAAACCTGGATCTACGTCATACTCTTGTGCAATATTATCTACGTCTGATGCAATTTCCTCTTGGGTTGCACCATTCATAATTGACTCCCTTAGTGCTTGTAGTTCTCGTTCTGCTGCCTTTTTAGCTCGGTTTGCGGCTGCAAGAGCATGTTCGGGAACCATCTTTTCTGCAGGTGTATCCACTTGAGAAATTTCTTCACTAATTTGTTCAATTGTTTGTTCTGAATCATCTTGTGATTCATCTGTAGTTGTCTCTACATGGTCAATTACCTCTGACTCTGAAGGAGATTCTTGGATTATTTCCATAGATTACACATTTTTACAAAGTTGTGCTTTGGAGTTTTATACCACCACTCAGATGGAAAGATTTAGCGTATCCCTACGCCCCATTAATGACTATTATACTACAATAAATTGTTTTATCAAAGTAATGTAGCCAGTTCTGATGCCTATACCCGATTGGGGTTTAGATATAAACATCAGAGATGACTACACTACAGATGAATTATTCAATTTCCTGTAATGCTTCCTCTAACAATTTTTGGTAATACTCTTTATTACCTTCTGATGCGTTCAATACTTGTATCATGTCTATATTTGCTCTGATCTTTGCACCCATTGAAATAAATTCAGTAATAGAAAGTGAATTATATTTATAACCCATAGTATCTATTGAATCTATAATTTCATTTACAAGTGTTTTGACTAGAAGTTTTCCACCGTCTGTATTAGATACAGCAGCGATCTTTCCCTGTATATCTAAATCGGTTTTGATTGCTTCAATATCTTGATTTTCCATAAAGTTATTTATTAGGTTCTACTAATACGACTTCATCATCAACTATATCTGCACTCTTTATCTCATCAAGTTCAGGAATCTGTTTAATGATTTCTGCAACTTCTTCTTCGTCATCTTTCAATTGCTTATTAATCTTTGCGAGATTTTCTTTGCAAAGTTCTACATGACCTTTTGAGTTTTTGTACATCCAAACAGTAAGTAATTGTTCATCAGTTAATTTCTTAACAAACTTATGAAAATGCTCAATGTTTTCAATTACAGATTCTTCATATTTCAATTTAGCTTCCTGTTCTTTTTTATCTTTTAATAAAAGTCGTGTATTATCTTCTACTTCATTCAAAGTAAATGTAAGTACGTGACCTCTTTTCTCAATGACTCGATCTCTAGGAGATGGTAAGCTAATATCTTTTACATCATCTACATTAATATCAAGTGGTTTGAATTTATATTCCATATTTTTATGCTGTCGGAGACACTTCCCCATTAGTGTTTGTAATATCTACCTGCTTATTTATATCTTGAACTGCAGGTTGCTGGTCTGGAGACATTTGTCCTCCACCTAGCTGTTGCTGATCTGCACCTTGTTTAAGTTGTTCCATTTGTTTTTTGAACAACATGTCATTAGCTTGTCTTACCATGTTTCGAGTAATGATTTCATCAAGACTCATAACATAACTTGCAAGGGTATTAAATTGATCTGGAGTGATGTTTTCAATATTGTCTTGCATGTAATTAACGAATCGTTGTTTGTATGCAGTTGTAGCAGCTTGATTAGGAGGTATTTTATCTCCATCAAGTAATGCTTCAATATCTCGTTCAGCTTCTGACATAAGCTCTGCTGATCCATAATCTGAAGTATCAAGTAATTGTCGGATTGTGTCTTCTTCAAATCCTGCGATTGAAGCCTGGATCTCATATGCTTTTTGTGGATTCTGAATTGGATTAGCTGCTTGATTGTTTAAGAATGCAATCTTAGTTCGTTTCTCTGTTTCAGATAGTGCCACTTCTGCATTTGATGATTCAACCATTGTTCCAAACTCATCATTCTTGCGATAGATGTCTCGGCGTGATACCTCAATGATCTCAACACCATCTGGACCGAGAATATCTACTGCTACTTTCTTAACTAAATGTTCTCGCACCCCACAATCATAGAGTTTAGCGAATCTTTTATATCCGAATGAATATGATTTGTTTAGGAATCCAAAGCGATCGGCTGCGTTAGCTTGATTACCTTCATAGATACCTACCTTATCTTCATCTGATACTCCTTTAGCTCCTGCTGTAACTCCTGATGTTTTCTCTTGAATACCGTCTAACAAGTGGAATACATCAATTGGAGTGTTAATACTTGGAGTTGCAAGTGGCTGTACTGCTCTGTTTAGATCAACATCGCCAGCAACTTTGATATATCCCTCTCGACGATATTTAAGTTCTGCTAGGTTCTTAACAAGATTAACATTAACAAGTTTAAGTGGTTTGTTAATTTGCTCTGCATTATCTAACATTTGATTGATTGATACTGCTTGTGCCATGAATATTTCACGTACATAGTCACAGTATGATGGAGTCCAGAACTCTGTAAGATCTGGAAATGCTCCCCAGGTCCAGAATGGATATAGTCCTGATTCAAACATATCTTTTAGAGGTTCAATTCGTACTGCTGTTGCCCCGTTCTCTTGTAGTAATAGGTAGTATCGTACTCCGTCATATGTTGTATACCATTCCCAGAATTTATATTTATCAGGATTACCAATTTCTTTTTGTTGTTTCCAAACATTAGTATCCCAAGTTCTGTTTTGTTTATTAACCTGTTCTTGATTCATGTCTGTAGTGTTTCCATCACCATCAAGAAGTTGATTTGTTTCTGTTCGCAAGTAGATTCCATCTTTAATTCCTTTCTTTAATTCTCCTCGTGTCTTAACTACTCCGAAACGCCCCATGTAGAATGCTTTTTCAATGTCGATTCCACCTGCTGATGGATCAATCAAATAGTCATATACATCTACGTTATCTAAACATGCTTTGTAAACTCCATCTGGAGATTCAGCTGTATACGAGTAAATAGCACGTCCATAAATGAGTGCTTGTTTTTTACCTACAATATCTTTAATATCCCAATCATCTTTTTGCTGATCAGTTACTCGCAATGCGTTTAGGTATTGTACTCGTTTTAGTTGTGATTCTTTTCGTTTAACAAATTTAAAGATTAGAGGATTATCAATCTTTGAAAGCAATGTGTGTACGAATGAAGACATTTGACCTAGATCAACATTTGTTCTCGCAGTTTCTTGATTAATCTTTCGTGAATAATATAGATCTTCATTTGTTTTCCAATTGGTAACTTTTCCTTGTTTATAGTTACGTGCAAAATCAAGCTCTTGGAGTGCTTGTGCAACGATCTTCTGTCGTGTTTCAAAGTTTATTGCCATGTATGTGATCCCCCAATCACTTAATTGCTATTAATGCGAGAATTATACCATTATTTAAATTAAATTACTACTAATTTATATCCCAATTGCACTATAAAGTGGTTTTTCTTCTTCAAATAGATCATCAATCGAACTATCAAATGGTTTGTATGCAATTTGTTCTGCGTATTGGAATGAATCTAGTACGTCGTCATGCATACCACGGGGGAAAACTCTCATTTCTTCTTCAAGTGATGAACAATCTCCAACAAAGAATACTGATTTACTTTCCATAAGTGGAATAAGTCCACGGATTCTTGTTTCTTTCTTGATACCACCATGTTTAAGTGAAGTGATTGATATAAACTTGTTACGCTTTCTCATTTCTTCTTCTAAGAATGGTTTGATAGCCAATAGGAAAACAGTTTCTTCTATTCCTAATATCTCTGGCTTGTATGTTTCGTGTAGATAAAAGATATGTTCAATAAGTTCTGCTGGATTAATCTTTAACTTATAAGCAGTTACATAGCGTTTACCCTCGCTTGATATTCTAAGGATGGTAATACCAGTAAAGTCTGCTGATTCTTTCTGTGATACAGCTGTATCTATTGCAATGAATGTAAGGATGTTTAGATGTTTGAAGTCATCTTCTTTCGCATATTGGAACCATTCTTTCTTGAACTCTGCCAAAGTCTCGTCTACTGGTTGATTCATCATTTCATAGCTGAAAACATATGATCCTAATTGTCGTTGCTTATCTTCAATTGATACCTTACCTGTTTCTTCTGCTTCTTGATCTGTCATAGCGTATTTAGATTTCCATGCAGGTTCTCCATCAATGATAACAGGAATGTTTCTTAATCTGATTCCATGATCTGTCTTAGCACGATTAAAGATATTCTGAATGTTTCCATATTCAGTAATATAGTTACCAAGATATAGCATGAATCCATTAGGAGACATACCAGCCATTGCTTCACTAATATGGTCCGCTACTTGTTTAGTGTAAGCCTGACTATCCTTAGTCTTGTTAGT